CTTTGCATACCTATTCCAGTAAGCCAGCATCACCTTTATTGATCGATCAACATACAGACAGTTCTGTGTCCATGTGCCTTTGATTCCTGAGTCCTCGAAGTAGGCATAGGTAATTTGGAACGGACCAATCTCTTGGTATCTTCCTACAGCGTAGGTTGGATTAGGTTCTCCACCTGTCTCCACCGTCCTGATAGCTTTAAGAAGTTTGCTTATCTCAGCCTCTGTTGGTTTAGAATGGTTCATTGCTTCCCCCCATAAAGGCGATACTTTCTGTGGACTCGCCTGCGTCGTTATCATTAGTAATAGGCTGAGTATCGTCAGCATCGAAGTATGTGTTTTTTTCATGTAGTCTTCCTGTGTGTTGGTTGTATTCGAGAGTGCAAGCTACGCCTGTCTCTCCGCTAAATCTGTTCTTAAGAATCCGAATGGTTGTTTCGTTTTTAACTTCTTCGTCCTGTTGATTTCTCTCCAGTCCAATAACCATATCACTTAACTGACCAAGACCTGCTGAACCTCTCAGGTGTCCAAGCGTAGTCTCTCGTCCTTCTTCAAATCCTCTGCCTTCTGGTCGCTTAAGGTGTGAAACAAGAATCATTCCAACACCTACCTCTTCGACAAGAGAACGAAGCTTTGTCATAAGGATGTCAAGCATCTTGCGCTCATCGCCGTCCTGTCCTGAAACAACAATGGACACGTGATCGAGGAATATCCACTTACATCCTAGACCCTTGTTCATGTATCGGATGCGATTGATTAAGTTGTCAGACTCAATCGAACCCCAGTGGTCATAGGTAACAAAGTTTCCGCTACCGATTGTAGCATCGAACGCTTTCTTCAACTCGTCCTCTTCCACCTCCGTGCCAAGGTGCAGTGTCTTATTGATAGCTAGCCCCATGATACCTTGAGCCGAACGCTTAATGCTTTCCTCTAAGGCAATGTATCCAACCTTCTCGTCGTTCTTGATTAGGTGGTAAGCAATCTCACGACACACGGCAGACTTGCCTACACCACTGCCAGCACAGAACGTAGCAATCTCTCCAATACGTAGTCCTCTTGTGATTCGGTTCAGTCCAGCAAAAGGATAGGCAGCACTGTCTACAATCTCAGTCTTACTGACAATGTCCCACATGTCCTCACCAGCTACGATACCGTCTGGTCTGTATTGAGTAGCGTCCCAGAATGACTGAATGATTTCACTGCCCCTATTCTCCATCAACAATTCGTTGGGGTCTTTGGCTGGAAGGTTGGCAATGAATGCCTTACCTACTGGAAGGATGGCAGCACACTTCTTAGAAGCTGCGATGCCTACCTCATCCATATCAAACATGATAACAATCTCATCAAAGTTATTGAGATACTCAAGGTTGTGCTTGATAGCAGACATAGCTGATTGCGCTCCTGATGGAACACTGACCACAGCCCACTTACCATTGAAGGCAGTGGACACGCTCATCGCATCTATCTCTCCCTCTGTAATGGTGATGCGTTTACCTTTACCGAATAGGTGCATACCGAATAAGGTGCGCACCGTTCCTACAGTCTCGAAAGATTTATCTGGATAGCGTAGCTTCTGTCCTACTAGCTTACCCGTGCTGTCCTTGTAGTTAGCAATCTGGCAGAGCTTCGATCTGTTTTCTCCTACGGTGTATCCATACTTCTTACAGATGGATAGTGGTATGTTTCTTTTTACTAAGTCTTGGTAGTCGCCTTGAACTGTTGTCATGTTAGATGTGTGTGTTGTTGTTGTGTGTTGTTTGTTGTTTGGTTTGAATATCCCACAGCTGAAGCATTTAGTGCTGCCATCTTCGTTCTCGCATAAGGCATCACTGCTTCCGCAGTCAGGGCAATTCGTGTGTGTGTTGATAGTTTTTAGGTCGTCCATTCTTTCGGTATACTTGGTCCTTGGCACCAAGGTATGTTATGTTTGTCAGCCCAATCAGCGTAGCTAGTTTTACTACCCTTGTAGATTTTACCCTTTGCTCTTTGGAACACAAAGCGCAGGTCTATGTCAGGATGTTGCTTCTTAATCCACTCATGCTTCTTGCGATCAGCTGTCGTTAGTCTACCCTTGACCTCAAGGATGACCCCATTTGATAAGAAGAAGTCAGGAGTATACCTGCGTTTCTTCTCAGGCTCTACGAAAGCGATACGATCAGTTTCGTAGGTGTAGTGGACACCCTCTCCCGAAAGAGAGGATGCCACACGTTGTTCAAAACCTGACCTAAAAGTCCCCATCAGCCACTACGGTTTCGAGAGACTCACCTCCGCTAGAGAAGCCTTCTTCTTCGGACGTGAATCCGAATGCTGAAGCTCCAGCTCCTGAAGCACTAGGTGCTACAAGCTCAATGATTTGTAGGGCTTTGAGTTGAAGGCTCACACCAAACCCAAGGCTTGGGCTATACCAAGTGTAAGGCTTGATAGCCATCTTCACTTTAGAACCACCTCCTACTTCAACATCACAAGCTTTACCTTGTGCATCGAAGAGTTTGATATTGAACTCATACACTTCACCAGTGCGTGTGTTCTTACCCTTAGCTTTCTGTTTACTGCGAATGATCCACTGACCATCTTCAGTCTCCTTAACAGGGAACTCTTTACACAAGCGAATCTTCTTGCCTGTCTTGCGCTCCTCCATTTCATGAGCTTCGGTGCGGATTGCTTCTACCTTAGCAGCAAACTCTTTAGCTTCTGCTTCCGTTACTATGATGTCACAAGAGTATGCGCCATCAGGGTCGAACGTAGTGTTCGGTTTATTGACGTGTGGGTAACGTGCTGTTCCCACCATTGTTGTTATGGTATCATTCATGAGAATATGTACTCCGATTTGTATATGTTATTTATGTTGAATGTCCCCTTCACTGGAAGAGGCTCAAGGTTTACTCCATGCTCATCTTCGATTGAGTCTTTCAACTCTTGAAGTAAGTCTGGTGTAAATTGTTTTACAAACACATCACGTATGGTAGCTGCAAGCTCGTTGCATTTAGTGGTGTGTGTCGCCATCGAGTCATGCACCATTGCAAAATCTCTGACGTTGAAATTGGTAGCTGATTGATTGACCGTAGAGTGCAGGATGCTGGCGTCAAGCGAATGTATATAATTAGGTGAAGCTCCTTGAGCTTGTCTCTTAGCACTTAACTGGTCGGTATCCTCACGGAAACGAACACGCATAATTTTATCTCCAAGCTTTGTCTTGATAGATTTAGTCTCCCACTTCTGGTAATTTTGGTGACAAGGAAAACCACTAGGTGATACCCAATAGAATGGCTTACCTTCATTGGCTAATGTTCTAGCTGTAGATTGTAACCATGCCATAGCTTCTCTAGGTTTGCCTACAACATCGTTGATGCCTTGCCATACTTTACCTGCTAGGTATGCCGTAGCTTGGAACTTGTCAGACTCATCGAACGGAAGCTCATCTCGCTTACGTGCTGTATCATCATACCAGTCACTTATGTATTGACGACAAGAGTATAGAGTAGAACCATAGCTCTGTGTCATCGTCGGTCTCTTACAAGCTGACCTGTCTACTCCGTAAGCTAACCACTTGTCTGCGTAGTCAGAGTCTCCGTCTTGTTTTAAAAACTCAATAGTTTTGTCAGCAACAATGCCGTAGATGTCTTGTGGGTATTTACTTGGTGCAACATTCGTAGCTATGCAGGAAGGCTCATCACGTGTGAGAACACCTAGCAGCTGTAGCCCGTTGTTAGTAGCGTCCATACCACAAGGTAGGTGCGTCATGAAGCCATTACCTGTAGCCATGTAGTCTGCCCATTCAAAACAGAACGCAAGGAACTGGAATGGCTCATCACATTCTCGCCATAAATCAGCGTAAGCCATTGGGTCTTTAGCAATCTTAAAAATGTTGTGTCGGTTTTCTTCTACCCAATCAACACGCTGGTTGAATGTGCCTTTGATACCGTAGCAGTTAGCTCCGTGAATGGCGAGCCACTGCACATCGTTCTCGTCTTTAATCTTTTCACCTCTAGCAAAAGTTAACAGACTCTTTTGGAAGTCAGCTCCCATGTGATTAACATAGCTAGGCACTGCGTAGCACCTGCCTCTGAAGTCTGTCTGGTGTGGAAGGTAGAACTGTTTGTCTCTATACTTGTTAGCCAGCCACTGGGTATTAAGCACAAGGAGTCGTCTGCTTTTTGTAGCTGCGTTGTGGTCATAGATTGAAGCAGCTCTTCGCTTCCACATCTTCTTCTCAATCGGATCACAATCATCTGAAGGGAACGGTGGTAGCTCTTCGTCTTCCCTTTGGGGAATACCTTCTACCTCTATACCCTGTTCCCAAGTCTCTTGTAATACATTAAGAACTCGTTGGTTAATCTGCCAAGGTGTATTCTGTAGAAGATTGACTGCGTTCATTACATCAGTCATCTTCTCTGTGTTCTCTCGGAGGAACGCTTTGTCTCGTGTCTTGATGAAAGGAAGTGGTGGTAGTCCTGTCTCAATGTCGTAACCACCTGACCACTTGTCTGTCCACTGCTTTGGAAAATCTAACAGAGGCATCCAGAAAGGACAGAGTAATTCGTTGTCCTTCATCATGTCCTCAATCCACTCCGATGTCTTTTCAGATGCAGTAACAAAGCGAGCTGGTCCTCTCTTGTCTGTCTGTATCATCGTGTAATCGACAAGACCTGTAGCTGTGCGGATTGTATCAATAAGAACAGTGCCTACGTGTAGCTTGATGCGAGTTCCCCAACGCTCCCACTCATCCGTTTCGCCCTTCTGTGCCTCGCCCTTCTCAGACTTAATCAGGTAGTATCGTTTCTTGCGATAGCTCTCTCTGCGTTTAGCTCCTTGAAGGATACCTTTCCATTGAGGATGGTTACTGAAGTGAGCGAACCTAATCTCATCTTCGATCAGTGCGCCAACACGAACAGCAGAGGAAGCAAGTGTGCGCTTCTGTGTAATAGAATCTAGTATAGATTTAAGAGCTATGAAGGCAGCGGTCTTAGTCGGAAGTTCTTGGAGCTTGTAATAAGCGTTCCCTGCAATGGGTGCTTTCTCTTGTTGCTTCTCCCATGCTTCCAGACCTTCGACCAACGGAGGAAGTGCTGCCTTCAATAGACGTTGACCATACGGAGTCTCGCATTCGCTTTCCCTGCGTCTGCTAGAATCAATCTTAGAACGAAAACGGTTTACACCGCTTTCAAGCATGTCTTGTTCTATCGAACGGTTTTGGGACGGAAACGTCTCACGAATTGTCTGCATGGTAGTGGGAGTTATGTAGGTGAAGTAAGAAAAAGTTAAGTAATCCCTACGGATTTGTCACGGATATTTAATTATGCAACGGATTTTGAATCCGATGGTATGGTAGGCGTGAGAGGACTTGAACCTCCAAGCCATTGCTGACAGTAGATTTTGAGTCTACCGTGTCTACCATTCCACCACACGCCCCGCTTCCTGATGGCATTATAGACACATAACTGGCACAAGTCACTCATTCCTTTTCGTCCAGTATTCTAAGCTTGGCTTTCAATTCAGTAATATCTTCCGCCATCTTTTCAATCAAAGCCTCCTGTGCTTCGCAAGCTTTTGTCATAGAGTTGAGACCGCTTGTGAGCAGTTGGACTTCCGTAGGTTGGAATAGTGTTGGTGCAGTTTTCATAGGATTAAACGTAGATATTATTACTACGTGTTAAGTTTGATGGGATTAAGTGGTTATTGTGTTAAGTTTAGCGTGGTTGCCGTTGCCGCTTTGGTCGGTGACGAAAATTTCCCCGCCTTCCTCGTGGCACTCTGCTGTGATGTGTAATGCCTTGCTCTCTTCGTTCATCAAGTCTATCTCGATACCTCGCACAAGGTCTTCCCTTAAGAACTCAGCGATCACTTCAGCTTTGTGCGCTTCCGAAAAATAACCATCGGCACCCCACTTATCGGCTTGCTTCTCGGATTCCTCCGCCCAGTCGTTAATGTATTGAATTAGTTTTTCTGTATTTATGTTTTTCATAGTTTGTGTGTTATTGGTGTTGGTTAGATTATACCCTATCGTTGTAGTCTAGCTACATGTAATCGGGATTATCTAAGCCAGCTGGTTACCTCTGCGTTTCTTATTGAGTGTGTCGAGAGCGTCAAATACAGCGTCGGGAGCTAGCTTGGCGTAGCGCATGGTGACCTGTATAGATTTGTGTCCCATCCAGTCTTTGACTGCGAGTAGTGGGACTCCTGCTTGCACTAAGCGAGTAGCGCAGGTGTGTCTACACAGGTGAGGAACAAACTCCTCGTCCTCCATGTAGCCTAGTATGTCACGGACGTTGTTCCATTGTGTGCGTATGTTGGATTTAGTGTAGTTGAATGCCTTGCTATTACGGTGTGCAATAGAAGTGATGCTGTTATCTATACTAGGATGGGTAGAGTTTGTGTCAAGCGCATTCCACTTGTTAGTCATAATCTCTACGACCTCATCCGATAGCGGAACGATACGCATCTCTCCGTTCTTAGTTCTGTAGTCGTGACCTCTCGCCCACACATACATCTTCCACCTATTGGATTCCTTCACGATGTCCTTGTATTGGACACGGCAAAGCTCACCCGTACGCAATCCCGTATCTATGAGAACCTTAACAAAACCAGCGAAGTCTTCTTGACCTAGCCTCTTGTTGGTAGACACAATCATCTCTTCCTCTTCAGGTGAGAAGTATCGAAGCCTACCTTCTGATGCCTTGTATCGCTTGAACTTAGGCACGTTCTGTATCCAGTCCCTGTCGTGTGCATACTTCAGGCATACCATTAGAGCTGACATCTTGTTGTTGATGGTGCCGTTACTGTTGCCTTGAGACTTTAAGGTCTGAATGATTTCATCAATCACTATCGTGTTAATTTCCTCAACCCTAATGTTAGTGCCAACAATCCGCTGGATTAATTCTACATTGCGTAGAGCATTGATGCCGTTAGCTGTGTCCTTCCAGACTGCTTCGTAAACGGTATCGGTTAGACCCTTAAGGGTTAGGCTCGCATTCTTCGTGCTGAGTATGTGAGTGACCTTCAGCCCTAGCTTAGAGCGATGCTCTAGGTTAGTGACAAAGTCTTCGGCATCTGCCAGACTCTTGAATAGTCTACGAACTCGCTTGCCTTCTACGTGTGCATCAGCTTGCCAGCTCTTGCCTCGTCTTCTTATTTTCATATGTTTCTCCGTGTGTGTGCGGTAAATAATATAGGTGATAGTATATCATATGTCAATTAAGCAATATGCAACAGCTATGGAAGATAGACGGTAGGTTCGTCATACTCTCTGAAGAAATCTTTGAAATCATGTAATGATTTAATAGGACACTCAATCTCGTCGATGTTGTTTTCATACCAGCCAGACACAAAGACATTGTGAAGGGTATCACCTTCCAGAGTCTTGCGCTCACCATTACAAGCCATCACATCCATCCCGATGGGGTAGCCTGTAGGCTCGTCATATATAACGACACGATTAGTTCCAGCGTGACACAGGTAGCCTGCTTGCTTAGGTAGTTTGATTACATATTTCATAAGCCTAGATTTCTCCTGTGATTTCGAGTAGCTCGTCTTCCAGCGTTGCTGTCATGTGACGCTCTTCCGAAAGCTTGTCTTGTAGGTCTACGATGTCCTGCTTGAGCCGTGTGATCACGTCATCCTTAGCGAACAGCTCGTGCTTGAGCTTCGCATACTTCTGCTTGTGGTGGAAGTCTAACGCCTCCAGTTGTTGTGCTATATCATTCATAATAAAAGGTGAGCCTTTTACAGTCATGCTCAGGACAGTTGGGGTTTCAGTTATGCAGACAGTAAAGTCTCGCCAGTGTTGATAAGCTCACGACCTCTACGGATGTGGTCTTGTCGAGCGTTGTCGATTGACAGGTGATCCAAGGCATCTGCCTTTTGCACAGCACCTGCTCCTAGCTCTGACGAACGCCAGATTGCAGAGCGATCCTTGGATGTCTGACGGTCGCCGTGAGTGAGTAGCTCCGTGACTCCGTTGAACATGTCGTAGGATGTCCGACCGTTGTTGCCTATACCACCTAGGGCAAGACGACGAGCCTCGTGAGCCTTGTTACTACTTACAGTAGACAGCTTGTTGGACTTGTTGAAGAACGAAGTTGCCCAAGCAATCATCTCTGGATAAGCCATAGGAGTTTCGGCAGTGCGGTTGAGCTTCTCATAAGCAACCCTGCGGTTGGCGAACATGGACTCAAGGTGTTGCATGACGTTCTCGAAACGCACCTCAGCATTCCTAGTGTGTCGCACCTTAAGCTTGAAGGCTTTGCCTCCCTGCTGTTTAGCCAGACGGAATGTATTCTGGCAAATCATACGGACACTAGTGTCGAACATCTCGAAGGCAGAGCTACCATCGTGAGAGCTGTAGAACGTAACGTAGTTATCGAAGGCATCTCCGTTGACGGTGAAGTCTTCGTCGGAGACCTTGGTCTGAACGAATACTCGACCACCGTTGTGAGTGTATCCACCACCCACAACTTCGTGCTTCGTGCCTTCCAGTGACTGGTGCAAAGCTTCCCAAATGCGAGTGTTCTGGATTGGCTCATAGCCAGAGCCGACCACACCGATGGACTCGTTAGAGTCAGAGCGATTGATGCTGACGTGAGTGTCGATAGGTAGAGGATACTTGCCCTCTAGCAAAGCTACCATAGGAGTCTTTTGAACGTCCCAGTTAAGACCGATGTCTTCAACGGAGTTGATGCTGTCTGTGATCTTTTGAGACCAGCCGTTTTGTTGTGTGTTTACGATGTATGTATCATTTTTCATGTGCAGTATATGTATCTGATTATGTGTAATGCTGACAGGCTCGTCAGTGCTGGAAGGTTACCAGCAGACAGGGAATGAACCCTGTTTCGCCTTAGTCTTTTTTGTTGAGAGCCTCTACTATAGCATCCTTGTCAACCCCTTGAGGGTTAGTTTCGTTTAGTGACTTTGCAATGCCGTCGAGTAACTCGCCAACAAGGTCGGCATGATACGGGTCTTTCGCCTTGAGTAGACGATTGAGTTGCTTGCAGGTGGATAGGATTTGATTGAGCATGATGTTATATGGCTGATTGGTAGTATAGGTATGTGTCTGGAATGCTGTCTCGGCTAGGAAAACGAAGGTGCTTTTTCCACAACCTACCACGGAACACGAAGTAATAGGTCTGATCTGGGTTATCCTCATGGATAGCCTCGCTCTCTTCATCCCATACGCTGAGAATCATGTCGCTATATTTGTCTAGTGTGTAGTATTCGTCACCTTCGACGAACGGATATTTGCTGTGTTGTGTGTTGATCATAATTTTGTCGGCATGAATCGCCACTTTACTTTTGTCTTGATTGTACTACGCAGACTATACGTATGTGATGGTGTATCCGAGCTGTTTTAAGGCTCCGATATTGCGATCGGTGACAGTCTTCTGTCCCGTTAGAATCGAGATGGCTCTGGCTTGCTCTTCGTCTACTACGTAGAACAGTTCGTTGCCATAGACCTCTCGCTTGCGGAGTGTGATTGTGGTTCGCATTTGCATAGCTTGTTTTGGTTAAGCGAAGACTTCGTCTTGGCAGGTTTGGCATAAGCCAGAGATTGTGAACTCTTTCTCTGAAAGAGCATCAGTGAAGGTTAACGCAGGACGATTGCATGAAACGCATAGGTTGGATTCGATGCAAGCGGTGCGGTCAAAGCCCATGACGGACTTGAAGAAAGCCTCGATGTGAGGTGATTTTTGTGTTGGATTTGCCATGTGAATACTTTTGTCAAGATTGTACTACGCAGACTGCGGGAAGGTGACGTATGATTCCACATCACGATCAGCAAGGATACGTCCTTTGCCGTTCTCCGATTGGAGCGATACAAAGTCAGCTGTTGTAACAGCTAATCTGTCGCAATTTTGGACTCGAAAGCTGTCGTATTTATAAGGATTGTAAACAATATGTATTTCATTTGGAAATCTCCTTGTGTTGTAGTTCGGCTCTTCCTTCCCATCATATAGGTAGCCAGTGACGAAAGCATGGACGTTCTTCTTGCGCTCTTTCAAGACTCGTTGCCGACCAGCTTCGCTTACCTTAAAGGTAACATCACAAAGCTCGATGCGGTCAGTATGCCCCACTACTAGCCCGTTCTGTTGCACGGAGTAGCATTTGCGGTGAAGATTCCAGTAAACCTTTAAAGGTTTGGACTTGTCGATAATGCGATTTTTTACTGATTGCATAATTGTGTAGGATTGGATTGTGTGTAGCTGACAGGCTCGTCAGTGACGGAAGGTTACCGCCAGACGGTCTTACGACCGTTTCGCCTTAGTCAAGTATGATGGTGAAGCCAGAGCGGTCACTTCGTGCATCGCCTTTAGCTCGAAGTCCTACGAAGACACCCTTTGGGTCGTTAAACCGTAAGTCAGTCTTGTCACCATCGACAACAGGAATATCTTCGTGCCACATAGGCAGTTCGTCTGCCTTCTTCGTGCTGAAAACTGCAGCTACGTTACCACCTGCCTCGATCACCTTGGCAACAGCTTCGTCATTGCACTCAGACTTACTGAAAGTAAGGTGGTAATTGTCTGGCATCTTGCCTTCGGCATAGGCAATAGCACGGTTAGGGTTTTTGGTATAATCGTAGAAAGCTACGCTTGGAAACCGATTCATCAAGGCTACGCCAAGTTTACCACCAAGCTTTTCCCAAGGCAGGTCAGATGTGCCATTCAGTCGAATCGCTGGTGTCATGCCGACCTTGGCAGCTTTGGTGACGATTTTCTGAATGTCGATTGCCAACAGTTCTACGAAAGCCTTCGGGTCTTCGATAAACCGTAAGGTTTTGGCTACCCTAGCTTTAACTACGGAGTCCATCTTGCCTCGTCCTGCACTGTATAGGCATACAGCCTTGCATCCTTCGGAAGCATGAGGACAAACATTAACCTTCGGTGAGGCTTCGTTGGCTGGAGCCAAGTAAAGAATACCTGTAAGGTATCCAGCGTTAGAGCCTTTGCTAGTTTTAGCATCGGCATTTACTGAAAGTAATTTCGTGTTTACTGTGGTCATAATTGGATTGTGTGATTTTTGGCGAGAATCGCTACTTTACTTTGTCTTTGATGATCTGCGCAGACTAGTCGCGAGGTCTTTGCATTTCGCTCATAACCTTGAAAAGGTAAGCCAAGCCGTTTTTATGCTCTGAATTGAAGCCGTGCTGGATTGAATCTTTACCAGTTTTACTGACAAAATCTACGAAGTAGTGCTTGTCTTGTTGGATGCGAAATCTTGTAAGATTCCACCCATAACAACTCATGCTGTGAACGTAGGTTAGGAATGTGTATTCAAAGCTAGCTTTGTCTTCGGTTAGGATTTGTTTGTCCATAATTGTGTGTGTTGGATTGTGTGTGATTATTGACAGGCTCGTCAGTATGGGAAGGTTACCCATAGACGGTCTAAAGACCGTTTCGCCTTAGTTACCAAGGTAACAGAGATGCACCAAGTTGACGTTGAATTTGTTCGACGTTAGCACTTACCTTCGGTAGTTGCCAGCCAGCCAGCACCTTCGTCATCTTAGGCTTAAAAGCCTTGCCGTAGATGCCAACATCGGGAGCTTCGTCAACAGCCTTCCAGCGAAGCTTTACGCCTTTGTAGCCGTCTTCCTTGTAGGAATCACGCATAGCTTCCAGCTCGAACTTTGCTTCGTCTTGATCGTAAGAGCCGTAGAGGACAGTTTTGCAGTTAGAAACTACTTCGTAGTATTTGAACATTTGCTTCATAATTGTGTGTGGTTTTGTGTGATTGGAATTGTGAGTGTAAACTGTAGGTGATTATTTGATTTCTGAGCCGTGAGAGTCAGCTTGAACAAGTTCAACACCGTGCTTATCCGCTAAATCTTCAAGAAAGATTTCAAGGTCTTCGCCAAGTGACCAAACTTGAGGTGTAACCTCAGATTCGCCTTTATCTTTGATAAGGTGCATCATTTCCACTTTACCTTCGGTAAGAGCCAAGGTGAGTGAGCTTCTTCCACCGTCTTCATTTTCAAAGCTGAACGATAGTTCAGTAGGTGACTCATCGGTTTCACCGATCGTATACCAGACGAAGTCTTCGCTTGCCTTACTGCATTCGTTATCGAAGATAACTTGAGCGAACTCTTTTGCGAAGGGTGAGTCTGAGAACCATTGTTTTTGGGTAGCTTCCATAATTGTGTGTTTCCTTGATGTGTTATTGTGTGCTGTGCCTTGCTTGGCTTGGCTTGACTCGGAGTGAGTTGCCGCTTCAATTATAACAACCTTGTCAAGTCGCCTCGTGTGATCAGGACTTTTACAGCGCAGTATCGCCTACGCATAATGCGATCACGATACCCTACGAAAAGACGAAAAAAGTTTTGGAGAGAGCTTTGCCTCGTGCATGATCATGTTCGGCGATCGTATAATACCTACGGAAGGTGCGGAGGCAGTGCGCCTCAAGACTTTAAAAGTCTTATGCTGGAGAGGTGCTAGAGCTATGCTCTAAAATAAAAAAACATCTGTGTAGAAAAAGATGAGTGAAGCAGACCGAAAGCTTTCAAACACGCCTTCCTTGTGCATTTGACAAGGCTAATCGGATTTATAATCCGTTGCAGTGCCGATAAACACTAGTCTTAGGACTAGTATGTGACCAAAGTTGTGCCAATCCTCACCCTGAAAGGGTGTATGGGGGGTTAGCGGTAAAACAC